TTACGTTACATTGTAGGTGCCGTAAGAGCTGCCACCTGTTACTGGCACTTGGGCATTCTGAGTAATTTCGTCCACTACTGCGTTAGCAATGGCTTCTGCCATCTTACCTGCCATAGCGAATTCACCCTCAAGAACAAAGCCCTGCGCTTTCAATTCGTTTTCTAACTTCTCTTTCAGTGATGCTTTGCTTAGTGCCATCTTACTTACCTGCAAATACGGTGGTTGATACGTCTACATGTGGCTTACCCATAAACGGGCAGATGCTTGCACCTGTGCATACTCCTTTACCACCATTCATCTTTATCGAGTCTGCATTCTCGGTGATATTCTTAGCCGTGGTTGCCTTATTGCCTTTAACGGTTTCCGTGTGGTCACCTTCAATTTCGGCTAAACGGTTTTCCAGTACTTTGATGCGTTGGTTAAGACATTCTAACTTATCGCCTTTATCTGTCTTTCGTTCAAAGTTTCCATCTTGGTCTACTAGGTGGTAAACGCCTTGGCGTTGTTGGTATCGGCTTTCACCTTCTTTGATACCTGGTAACTTGAATCCAAGCGGAAGAACACAGCGAATAAAAGGTTTGTCCGGTTGCCCGAACATGAAACCTAGCTCTACTATGCTACCAATTGCGGGAGGCTCTAGACGGCCAGCATGATCACCAAGGCCAGGCACCGGAAGTGGTACCGCCTGCAATGGTGGTTTATCTTCGTATTCCATGCCCTTTTCATCGAGTAGCTGAACATCCACGGCATAATGAGGATAAAAACGATCAGACAAATCACCTTCTTCTGGCAGCTCTGGCAATGCGACTACCTTTCCCCACCTTGGCAAATGCCACTGGCCTGTGAACTCTGGAAACAACCGGAAGATAATGCGCTTAATAACATTCACATCCATGTTAGCTTTGCCTCCGTTCCTTCAAACTCTACTCCGACTAATCGAAGTCCATTGACTACAACACCTGGCTTTAGTTTTGGAATAGCCGGTATCTTTACCGACTTGTTGGCCGTGTGGTTCGTCATAAACTCATTAGGAATTGTTATTGGCTTATCTGTCCAGAATGAATCCTGCCAACTGCCTACATAAATCTGCCCGTTGCCTTGCTGCTGCCAAAACAAATCAGCAATGCTGAACGCTTGGGCTAATTCGTCCATCACTCGATAGCCGTTGCCATCACTATAAAAACAGGGAATGGCCGTTTTACTGTAGGCTTTCTCTGGCACCACAAATTGAAGCCCCGTTTTATTGGTTACTTCACTAAGTAGCTGCATCAGTGTCGGGTGACGCATGATGATGTTGATAGGCTTGTAAAGTATTGCAGCTAATTCGCGGCAAAATACTTTCGACCAACCTTTTTCTGCGGGTTGAACACGCTCGATGTAGCCAAGAAATACACGGGTAAGTTCATCACCCCAACCAAGCTCAACAGCTACGATTGTATTAGGATCAGGATTTCCCTCAACTGACATAGTGCAGCGACCTGGCGTATTTTCACTATGAACTACCCGATGATCTTTCACTTTTACTTTTGCACTACCAATGTAAGCGCGGCAATTGAATTTGTGATTTTTCATACTAAGCAGTCCATCTACCTAACGCATCATCGGCCAACTTTGCGTATTTCATAAAACCAGTTAGTTCTACTTCTGTATCTGGCGGCACATTGTCACTTTGTCCAGCTTCAACCGGAGTATTCACACCTTGCACTTTTTGCTGTGCGGCGGGTTTGTCCGGCTGGCGTTGTTCAACTCGTTCTGGTACTGAAAGATGCTCTACCAGTTCAAATGAAACGCTCCATTGCCTGTGAGAATCTTGCTCGTCAGCACGAACAGCACCTTGAAATTTCACCTGGCGAATTTTCAAGGCTTCTGCCGTTGTGTTACTAATGCGATAGATTTGGCGGGCATCATTCACTTGTGCTTCCGCCATGCTAAACAGATTGGTTAATAGCTGTTTTTTGGTAAATGGGATCACGCCTTTCACGGTCAAAATTTTACCTTTGCTACCTGTTTCCGCTTGGTCGGTAGCCGAGGTCTGGCCGGACATATCCTGTCCGGCCAATTGCTGACGAATGCTAATGCGTAGGTTCTTTAATGGGAGTTGAGTGCCGTTTAGAGTTAGCATTTTCATTCTTATCAACCGTTACAGATGTCATAACGAACAGTTAGTGATTTGTTACCATACTGATCGTTGGTACTTAGCAATAAGTTGCTTTTCTTATGAAAATCATCTTTGACTAACCCTTGCCCAATAGCATCAATATCTAGGGATACATCCAACTCACCTAAAGATGCTGTTGATTTGAAGGTATTTTGAATATCTCCTTGTGTTACTACTTTCCCTCCAACATAGTTGTATGTCTTGGATAGAGTGTATTTATTAATAGCTCGATACTGTGCACTGCCAGACGGGTTTCTGTTTGCCGATATAGCAATATCTATTAGTGTCGCTCCATAGGTTGGCAACTCAAAATATGCTCTATTACTTCCTGTCTTAGGTTTAAAGCAATTGACAAACTCTCCGATGATTTCAAGTGAAGAATTAGACACATGATTTATTAGATCTCCACCATCACCTTCCGCATTTTTTATCTTCAATAAAGATGAACCATTTGTATTGGAGTACTCGATGTAATGGCTTGCTGATATCCCAACGTATTCAGCGTTACTTATTTCAATTTGGGCAATTTCAATACCACCAATTTTGAATGGAGTGTCGAAGCAATAATTAACTTTTGGATTTTTAAATCTAACTACTGCCTTAGCGTTGTTACCATGCTCATAAACATAGAAACTATCTGATTGAGTTTCAGTGCTAATTGCCGCACGTCCATCAAATGAACAATCGTCAAAATCTAAAGTCAAATCACTAGATGTTGATTCATTAACTACAGCAGCGTTTTTGCCGTTTCTAAACTCGCAGCGACAAAATTTAAAGTCCCCTTTAATCTCTGAGCCATGTGTTTTGACAAAACCATTAAAGTTTTGGTTTTGAGCATTAAGCCTAAATTTACAGTCAACAAATTTAAAATCTTTTAGTTCTTTAACTTCTGGGTATCCCAGATTATCGATCAATATTGAATTGACGTCAGCGTAATTAAAATGACACGCAACAAACGTACTACTACGCCCAGAAGAAAATTTGACTTGAGTTTGGCATCGATAAAAAACCATACCAATCACTGTGGTATTACTCGCTCCAAACGCCACGCCTACTGAAGCGTTATCAACTATCAAACCAGATACATGACCATCAATACCATCTAAAACAACAGGAGCGACAGGCATACTGAAAAAGCAATTTATAACGTAATAACCGGAAACATTAATATCCAGCGGGTTGAAGCCTCCCTCACACCACAAGTTCATTACGTATGGTGGATGACCGCCAGAGTCTTTATCTCCACGATCATTATATCCAAGCTTAATGCTACCCGTAGCTCCCATGTAAACGCGTGAGCCTTTAAAGTCCAAGGTCTGCCCAAGGCGCAGAAAGACTGTACCCAAGACTGTAAACTTAACACCATAACAAGTAATTCGCTTTCTTATAATATCTCCGTAGTCTAAATGCGCTTGGGTTGCAGCGTTAAATACATGCGTATTATCATAATCACCTTCTATCGCACCATACCACTGAACCGCATACTGACCACTGAATACACGAACAAAAACACCATACCCAGTGTTAGTATTTGTAAACCAATCTTTCAACTGTTCTTCATTTGAAAAATCTGACGGAAATGTTTTTGTAGGATCGATATATACCCCGCCATCATGCATACTTTTTGACAAGTCAGGACGCCAAACAAACTCCCCCTCACCAGTCGGCGGCGAGTAAACAGCATTAAAGCCTTCGTGATAGCTGTTGATTCTTATCGATTGGAAGCTTGTCACATGTATTTCTTTTTCAGTTAACTCTTTAATCGATGGGACATTTGCTGTATTGACAACAACCCACTTGCTAGCGTCAAAGGTTTTTGTAGTGACAAAGCCAACAAATGGCTTTTTAGGCATGTAAACAACGCCTTCGTACTCAACCCTCATCAACTTGTTACTTACGTTAATGTTCTCTCTGTACTTTTGAGCTTGTTGCGTAAAAACTTCATTTGTATCAGTGTTATTTCGAAAATCACTCACACTTCCATCAACCAACACCTGTGCAATCTTACAAACAAAGTGCTTCACGCCATTTGCATTTGTGTAGTCGTCTTTCTCTTCTGCAGTAACCACGAAATCAAACAGCGTAACTTGCTCACCTGTTGGCGTTCCTTCGCGGTGTGCGTCTACGTAAATGAATGATGGCTTGTTAGGGACTTGAACATTGCGATCAAATTCTAGCGTGACACGGTTTCCTGACACATAGCCGGCACCCGCTTTGATGTTGAATGCGTTCGCTTGAGGTGTAACCAGAAAACCGTCTTCAATGAACCAATCTTTGCCGTTCTGATCGATGATAGCCTGAGCTACATCATCGTCCATTTTCTTCATACGTGGCGTTGCGTTGTACTGCCAAGTTGATGCATCTACCGTAATGTTGGTGATTTCAGCTATATCTTTATATTCAAGAACCACTGAACGCACCAGCGTATTGCCTGAAACACCTGGTTCGTCTACCGTCTTAGGTGTTAGTGCGTGGTGGTCAATGGTGACCAAAACGCCATATTCTGAACAGTAAGCCCCTGTCCAGTTAAATTCGAATGGGCCTTCTTGACTGGTGAGCGTAGTGCTGTAAATAACCGAATCAACCGAAAGGCGACCACGTTGCTCTACTGCAGCTTCATGAACCACATCATCACTTGGTACTACATCATCAGGCTGTGGAAACTCTGGGCGGTTCGGTACGTTGGCAAAAATCATCTTGTCGATTACAAGCGGCTTTTCTTCTGCATTGAGCTGAGCCAATAACGCCTTACCTGCGGCGGTCAAAATCGACTTATCAGTGGTGTTTGTCATTCTTCTAGTTCCTTAGCCTTTCGCAGTGGCTTGGTAATATTCACAATCGACATTGAACATATTCGGTAACATGCCAACGTTTATCCGTGTCTTAACGTGTGACGTTGAGTATTGCGCCTCGATGTTCTTACTCCGCGCGGCCAACGGCATTTCGACATAACTGGTGTATTGATAGCGGCGACAGGTACGCCCGTACTGACGTATTACTGTGTCTAATAACTTAGGGACGTTAGTTAAATCACCGTCTCGAATCTTGAGGCTGATTACATCCCAATCAACATTCACCAACCTTTCATCTTGAGCAATGTGCGGATAACCGAGCTTTGCAAACATGTCTTCCCAGCCAGATACCGAACCTGCATCACGGGCAAAACCATAAGCATGAGCCACACGAATTCGAAACAACTCTTCGGGCTCTTGGCCGAGTTTTTCTACTCCACGTTGCCAAGCCAAAATATTGACCAATCCAATAGGCGCGGTCAGTGGGTCATGCTGCTGCAGTGGCATTTCGAATGCGGCTTTCACATGCTCCCAGTAATTACGAACAGCACGAACGAACTTGGCGAGTTCGCCTCTACCCATCCAATAACGAAGGTTTATCTCAGGTATTTTCAATGGATACCTCCAACGTCTGAATGCGTGGCACCGTTAAGTTGTTAATGATGTCAGCGTTATCGAATTCGAGTGATTCAATCTGTGCAAACTGCCCGTGCAGCTCTTGGCCTAATTTGGAGAAACTAAAGCGCAATACCGGATTGGTCACAGTTGGCGAATAATCGGTGTTCTCGCGGAATGCCGCGCCAATAAATTTTTCAACTGCTGCTTTAAGCTGGGTGCGCTCATCCATCGTGAGAGAGCGAAGCGGCCAAACACGGCAAACAATGTCGGTTTGAGTTTCTGGCATTGCCATCACCTGCAGATCATCACCATGGCCGTGTTGCCCTTGCTCACGAATATAGGCATTCAAATCAACAAGCATTTCTGGTGATGGTTCACCCGTATCAAGCAAAATGTAGGAATTGGCAGTACCTGGCCCACGTGGTGCGTTATGCTCGAAATACACGTTGTCATCGTTAATACCTGCACGACTCGTTAACAGTGAGCGGTAAGCCGCATCAATGTGCCATTTAGCAACCGCACTCCACTGATTGCGGATACGCAAGCGAAGTTCATC